CAGCGTCGTTTGGGTGATCGTTGTCGGCTGATTTATCCGGCTCGCCGTTTGCCGCCCATACCTGCTGTTCAAGGCTGTCTGTGTAGACCGGGCAGCGAGCAACGTTAACTTTGTAGCGGCGCTCACCGTTGCCGTTGCAGAACATGGCATTCATGGAGTTAATGCGATCCTTTACCGGCGGGTTGGCGGCGTTCACCACCACACTGAATCCGGCCTGCTTGAGCTGCGCAATATCGGTGGCGCTGGCGTTATTGGACTTGCGTGAATCGCCGGAAGCATCCGGATAGATATAAATCTGCCTGGAGGCAACATAGCGCCCGCCCTCGTAGCGCCAGAACTCTTCCTGGATACGCTTTATCATGGCCGGCGTGTCATAAACTTTTATCAATTCACGTACCGCGCGCGGTTCGCCATTGCGAAGTACATGGACGATGGCCGCCATTTTGCCAACGTTAAAGTCCATGCCGATATAGAGCGGTTCGCCTGCCTGTTCTTCATCAGTACAGTTATTCAGACGTCGATCGAACTGGTGATAGATGGTGCCGCTGGTCAGGTTGGTAAAGCGCCCCCTCAGATACGCCTTAATCAACTCCGGCGGGTAGGAATTCATCAGCGAAGGGATGTAATCCGCGGGCAAGTTCTTCGCGTTGTCGAATGTGCTGGCCTGTATCAGACCGTACAGGGCTGAGAGCTCTGGCTTTTCACGTACTGCCTTCACGAATTGCTGGTAAACGAATTTGAACCCCTCCGGAGTTGTCGTGACGTCAATACCGTTACGCAACCCATCAACCTTGTAACGCATACGAGCGATGATTTTTCGCCACGCCTGCTGCGCTTTGGCAGCCGCCATGACGTCCAGCTCATCCACCATTGCATTACCGATTTTGAAACCGACTATCGAGCCGGGCTTCTCCATCGAGCGGCAGATGGTTGTCCCGCGGTAGCGCCGCCCCTCGTAGAAGTGGACCTCTTTGTTACCCTCGTTAATTTTTACGATCAGCCCCCAGTCGAAGGCTACCTCTTCAATCGTCGGGTAGAAGATGTCACGAATCTGCGGGTACGTCGGCGCGAAATAACCCTGGTTGATTTTAGGATGCTCCCACATCCCTTTGCAGATGCCCCCACAACCCACCCACGTCTTACCGGAACCGAACCCGGCAACGTAGGCCTTGAACTTGTGTTGCATTGCGAGGAAGCGCGCCTGAGGAATGTTAAGTGTCGGGCTAATCCCCATCGTCCGCCCTCGCGTCGACTACGTTGATATTGATCTGCACTGGGGTTGGCTCGTCGTCGTCACCATCACCCGCAAGCTCTTTACGAAGCTTTTCTACCTCCAGCTGCTGGCGCTCGATTTCAATCTGCTGCAGGCGCTGCGCGAACTCGCTATCAGCCAGGCCAAGGCGCTTCATTACCGCTTCGAACATCCGTTCGCGACTTATCGCTGTGATTTCGACGCCATTTTTGCCGACCTTCACGCCGGAGTAAGCGAGACGAGAAGCTGCCGGGAGTTTGCGCGTATCGGGGAAATAAGGCTGGCCAATGCCGTCACCATTGCAGCGTGGGCATTCAGGGTTTGGTTCTCGGTTGTGGTCGTAGCCATAGCCACCAGTGTCTTCCGGTTGCCGGGCCCCTTCCTTTCCCTTAACCTTTGCTATTTCTTCTTCGAACTCAACTGCATCGCGCCACTGGTAGTGATGACCGAAGCCCCAACAATAACGACAAGCGCCGCGGCGATACTGCGACAGCTGGTTTGCATCGAAGGTGGCGAGCTGCCACATCTGCGCGAGAACCTCATCGGCACTGCCAAGCGTGCGCGCAATAGAGGCTTTTTGCTGCTGCGCAATAGCCTGCGCAACTGAAGTTTTCTGAAGTAGTTGATAGCCGATTTGTTCAGCTGATTTTTTACTGTAGCCAGCCCGAATAGCTGCCTGTGTGGCATTGCCATCCTTCAGGTATTCTGCGACAAAGCATCTTTGCTGTGACGTTAACCCATCATCATCCACCAGCTCATTTGCGCTTTTATCTTTCTGCGCAGTGCACATTTTTTTCTGCGCAGGTTTTTGCGCAGAATGTTTTTTGATGTATCGGCGGGCAGTCGCGTAGTTCAGTCCCTGCGCTTCACACCATTCCTTCGGTGATACGCCGGTTTCGGCATGATCGGACAGGAACCGTTGCTGAAGCTCGCCCCAGTCCGGTTTTGCCATATGTCTCTCTACAAAGTTTTGTTAAACTGGGCGCAATCGATGATAAAAATATCAAGTAGTTTTCTGCCCGATAGTTCACGAATTTTCTTGGCTTTTAAGATAGTTAAAGAGGAGACAGCTTTTGAGAATATTAATTTGCTTGATAGCACTACTTTCAACTTGCGGTTTCGGCTACCAAGCCTATCAGAGTTATACATTAGCCTCATTTTTAGCCTTCATTGGTAGCCTACTAGCATTCCTAACTGCGCTTGCCAATTTAAAAAGTGATAACAAAAAATCTGCAGGCGTTAATCAATCGATTAACAATAATTCCTCTGGCATACAAATAGGTGGGAACTTAACCATTAATGAAAAGGATAAAAAATGAGTCTATTTGATAATAAATCGGGTCAACATGTCGGAGATGGCTCGACCGCAATTCAGGTTACTGGTGATGCAGTAATTGGTAACACTACTACAGAAGTAGTCACCATCTGCGAGCTCGTAATTCGAGCGGAAATGGCATCATTGAAAGAAGAAGCTTATAACCTTGTAAATCAAAGAGCGACGGAATTTGGGAATCAAATTGCTTCTAAGTTATCGAGTAATCTTGATGAAAAATTGAAAGAAAAATTATCTGATCCTGACATTCAATACTCAATGAATCAAGCCGTTGTACAGGTGGCACGCAAAGGTTTCGATGAAAAATCAGAATTACTCAAAGAGTTAATCGTTTCAAAGATACAAACTGAAGAGGAAGATGACAGTATAATAATAGATCATGCTCTTGAAGCCACATCCAAGCTTACAACAAATGATATCAAATTTCTTTCCCTTATCTATTACCTAAGGAGTGTTAGTAAAATCAAAAACGGCATTAACATAACAAGACTCGCTGAAGAGAATGAAACTCATTTTGGATTAATTGGTTTTACGGTGGAGCAAAATCATGCATTACACAAAGAAATCTACTCCAACTATAGTATTGATTACTCTGCTTTTTTGGGTGAGCTGGAATCCTTAAAGAAAATAAACATAGACCTACTCAGCATAAAAGGGGTCATATTCACGGATAAACATTACACAACAAACTATAAAGAGTTACTTGGCAAAAGAATTGGACATACCGATTTCGAGAGCGATGAATTGTTCTTCGAAATATTTCCCGGATTAAAATTAAGCTTGGAGGCATTTGGTGTTCCGACCATTGGCGACTTCAATTCAATTGTTTTAAACCCAATCGGTCATTTAATCGCAGAAAATTTCCTTAAAGCTCGTAACTTCCTAAAATAAAGACTATTTATCATATGTAGCTATGCGATATAAAAGGGTATTTAACATTAAGATACCCTTTAAATCCACACCTGTTGCATACATGGCTGAATTTCACAATTTTTTTGTCTAGAAGAATATTATTGTCAGAATCAGTACTGAATACCATTCTACCCAACTTACAGTTATCACATTGATATTCAGTTAAAAAACTTACAACCTCTATAATTCGGGCTTTTAACTCCATAACTCCGCCTCAACAATCATGATCAAAATAATTACCTTGTGTTCTGACTTGCGATTATTGTATTTCTCATTCAGTTCTTATAGATGTAAAAGCTAGAGAAATGTCTAATAGTACGCCACTATACTAGTTCGGCTTTGCTGGGTCATCCAGACATGTAACCTTCCTGTCTATGTTGCCAAATAAACAAAACCGCTCATCAACTCAGGCTGACGTCGTGACATCTTGCCCGTGAAGGTTTCGCCTGTTTGGGTGGTTAACGTGATTTGGTAGATGTCGGACATTGAGAGCCTCTTTATCCGCTACGGGGTATAACTACTTAAAACTCACTATAGGGTGGTCTCGTTTGTCTAACAGTGTTGGACAAACTGCATAAGAGACCACTATAGAAGCAGGATTCACCTGCCTCGTTCTTTCTATAGGAGGTTACATGTTCTCAGAATTAGTTCTTTCTTTAGCCATTGCTTACGCGCCATCAATCAACCAGATCGTTAAAACTGCTTGCCTAACAATCAATTTGGCGCTTTTAAAGCGTTACGGCATTATCAAGCCCACCAGCAGGTGAGCTTTGTAATAGCGCCCGAGCGATCAGACGCTTTGGACCTTCACATCAATGACCGCTCGCGGCCTGCTGCAACTGACCTTTTGTATCGTTATTACGACCTTCACCAATCCCGGTGCGGTGGGACTCGTTTGCTGCCGTGTTCCAGTCCTTGCGATTTACCGCGCTGTTGAACTTAGGAAACTCAGAATGTAGGCGAGGGATGCCGAGATTGAACCCCATATCCACAAGGGCAGTTTTTGCAGAATTAGGGAAGCTGTCAAACCCAGCATACAGTCCCTTCAGTCCACTAACCGTTGTCTGCACATCGCTAATGCATTGACCGATGATCGCATCGTTCGATAAATGCATATTCAGCGGAGCCTTTTTAGAGTCGGTTTTGAAAGCATTGAACGCGGAAGTAATATCTCCTTTGGAAATCGAAACCTCTGACTCGATATCATCACCATGAGCATGAATCGTGTTAGTACGGGTAAATGGCAGAGACGCAGCCATAGCAGCATTAGCCAGAAGATGGCCGATACCAACGGTAATATTCCCGGCGGTATCTTTGTACATGGTGTTTTTAAATCCTTCATGCTTTTTAAGGTTGTTGACGCACATGGACATCATGGTGCCATTGTAGGCACTGGTAGAGGCAATGTTGATAGTGGACTTGTCATCGATACCACTGTGGCCACCTCCGTTACCGCCGCTTGATCCACCATAACTATGATCATTGCCGTCATAACTATGGATTGGGCCATACGGTGTATCATGATCGTTCCAGCCTGCACCCTGGTTTGAATCTTCAATACCACTCATAATTACCTCTCTTTATTTTCGTTTTGATAAAAAAAACAGGCTAAATAAGCCTGTTTAAGTCGCCTATACGAATGGCGAATGTTAGTTGATTGCTTACATTCACACTGGCTTACCGCAGCTGACAGATTGCCTGCCATGCTTTGTTATGCGCCAGGATGTCGCGCTTCGTCTGGCGGTCAAGAACATCAATATCGTGATCAGTCAGGTAGATTGGCTTCACCCAGTCACAGGCTGTATCAACCACCACCGGGACGCTTCCACGTGTCACGCAGCTCGCGATCAACATCGTCATCAGGCATGCGGTTAACATTCTGCTGTACATTGCTGGCCTCTTTTGTTGCCTCTACACGGCGTTCGGCTACTGACTCAATGGATGCGGCCTTTTCTTCTGTGCGCTGCCGGTCTGCTTTTTCTTCAGCCTGTTCACGCCCGCGAAAACGGCCCATACCAAACGCACCAAGCACCATCAGGATCGCAACTCCGATTGCCGCCAGTACAGATTTAAGTGTCGTCATAGGCTCACCCGCTCGCGCATCCAGCCATAAACGAATGACTCGTTAGCCGGTCGCTGTTCTGCCAGCTCAAGATAACGCTGACCCTGGCTACAGTTCAGTGCGCGAAGCAATACGATTTCCCCTTCTCCGCCTCGTTTCGCCAGGAAGGACTTCAGCGCGCTGATGCTACGCGGGCCGATCTGGCCGTCGGCGATCAGATCCGGATAGAAATGCTGCTGGTTATTGAAAACGTTCAGCCAGCGCTGGAACCATTTAACCTGCACCGATGGCCCCATGTTCACACCGGTATCGCAAAGTTCGGCGGCAATAGAAGGGGATACTTCTGCCACCTGATCAAAGCGCGGGCCATACCAGTAATCAGACTCAAGGATCGTCAGAGCCTGCTCACGTGTAAGGTTTCGCATATCACCGGTATAACCATGCGCTCGGGCGGTTGCCTGAGTAATTCCCCAGTTCGTTGGGCCGCCCTTATCGTTAGGGTGATCAACATAACCGCCCTCTTTGCCGAGGATGGTGTTAAAGATATCGTCTTTGGTCATGGCTATTCCGTAATGACGACCTTCGCCAGGTTACCGCGCGCCAGCCACACAGCCATGCAGATGACTGAGTTAAGCAGCAGATCGCCGAGGTTAACCTGTACGTAATGGCCGAGCAGAATGTTGAAGGCGTTGAATCCGGCGGCAAGGATGACCAGATAGGCCAGCACCGCGACACTCAGGCGATGACGCTTTCCCTCTTTCCGGAAAAACATCAGCCTGACCATGATTAACAGGCAAACTATGGCGTTTGCATCCATCAGAAGAAGCTGCCATGTCATTTATCTTCCTCCCCCAGCCCCGGCATCTTACCGCTTTTGGATTTGCGGAGAATACGCAGCAGGACTGCCACGGAAATGGAAGCAGTGACAATTGCACCGACAGCTGGCGATACCTCAATGCTGGCCGGTGGCTTCATCAGGCTTAACGGCGTGTTGATGATTCCGGCCATGATTTTCGCCATGGGTACGGAGAAGAACACGCCACTGATAAACGATATCAGCGCAAAGATAGCCTGCTTCCAGAGTTGATGGGGATCTGAGGTCAGAACGTATAGCGCAGTTCCGGCGAGTGATCCGAGCATCACTGCTGGAGTCGCCTCCGGAAACAGCGTGGCAAAGGTTACACCGACTGATGACGATGTAAGACCAACGCCTACGATAGTGAAGGTCTCAGACATATTTATTCCGTGTGTAGTTGGTTCAGGCCCTCGGGACGATTTAACAAGTAGGCGTGTCGATGATGGTTCCCGGAGCCTGAAATAAAAAAAGGCCACCAAATGGCAGCCTTAGAAAAGAAAAACCCCGCCTAAGCGCTGAGGAATCCCC